TAGTAAATGGAAAAAATCTTATGAGTCTCCTGTAGGACCAATTTCAGGTGAAACTGAGAGAGACTACTTAAGACAATTTGGTGATATGGGAAAAGTTCCAATTAATGCTATAGGAAATGCGGCACAATTTATACAGGAGGGTGTGCGTATACTGCCAAGATCACTTGGCCTTGATGTAGAAACAGAAGCATTGTGGAATGATCCAGAAAGACCGCCAAAACATGCAGCATGGCATAATCCACTTGGAATACATTTTGATCCAAAGCATGCTGGTATAGGTGCAACAGGATATTATCTTGATGCACTGACTCAAGGATGGTTTCCTGGATATAATGATAATCCATTAACAGATGAAAAATTATCTGGCGATATAATGACAAAATGGGAAAAGGATGCGTTCGATTGGGAAGATGGGTATCTTGGAGATCTCATAACCCCAGCAGCATGGGAAGAAATTGATGACATAATTGGAAAAGAAGTAGACCCCGATAAATGGGTAAAAAATAATCCACAAGGCAATAGAACTTTTGATGAATGGAATAATGATTATAAAAAATTTAAAGAATCTAAAAATGAAGAAATTTTTTGGAAAGAAGCTGATAAGAGATACGGAGAACAGATAGAAGATTATATTAATAAAGGATATGAAGAAGAAATGATGGATAAGTATGGATTCCACACGAATCCGTATAACGAAAAGATATGGAGTAGTGATAGTAGTGATATGCCTTATAGTAAAGATTTTGAATTTGGAGCTTTTGATCCAATAGTTGATTTTCTTGGTAATTTCAGAGATCGTAAATTATTAGATTATTCTGATCCGGAGAACGCAGGATTTTTACAGGGTGCAGATGAAATTCTACAAATGCCCGTAGAATACGGTATACCTGGTTTACTTAGAAAGAGCTTACAAAAATCAGCGCCTAGATTATATTCAGGGTTAACTAATATTAGTCCACTTCAACTTGGAGGAAAATTTAAAAGAGGAGTTGCACAATCAACTTTACCTCCATTTATTGGACAAGGACTAAATGAATATCTTGAAATGATGGACGACTAATGGTTGCAGCATTAGCCAAAGGCATTGGATCATTAGCGAAACAAGCTATTAGAAAAGGAATAAATCAAAAATCTCCTGCATACAAGTCTACCGTAGAGTACGTAGGTAATTATTTAAAAAAAAATAAGTTTGAAACTGATGATGATGTTTTAAAGTTAATGGGTAATCTTAGAAATCCCACAGAAGAAGCACGATTAACATACAAAGGCAGAAATATTTTTGGTAGGGTAAGAAATCTTATTAATAGAACTGATCTTGATGATAAAACTAAATTAGAAAAAATTTCTATTGTAGATAATTTAGCAGTGAAAAACAGGAATGCTTCAGCGTTACAACCAGGCGTTAAAGAAGGAAAAGACAAATTCTTTTATGATAAACATGTACAAGCTTTAGGCGACATGGAGCCCCATCTAAATAAAGGAATTGTAGATGCATACAGAGAAATATTTGGTGAGGGATCCACTGGAACACGTTGGGCTTTTAGAAATAAGTCGTGGCCACGCTATGCAGATCAAATTAAAAAAGACAAACCAGATCTATACAACAAATATAAGGATATAATAGCATCCACAAGAAAAGTAACAAATGAACGACAGAATAAGTTAAAAACTGGAAAAATATTAACAGGTAAAGATGATTGGAAAGATTATAAATACCAACAAGCGACTGCTCAAAAAAACAATCCTAAATTTTACGATACATTAATGAAATTTAGGGACAAGGAAAATAATCCTGGCTTAAGGAATATTTATGATGAATTAAGCATGACACAATTACATCCAGCCGGCATGTCTTTAGGAGCAGGGTCAATATCCAAAATTAAAAATCTTGGAAGTAAATACGAAATGATTCCACCTCATTTAGTGAATAAAATTCGTTATCCACAGTATATGGGCACACCACGTATGAATAGAATACAAAGTGAGATAGAACTTGGAAAAGGAGGCGAGGATGGTTTAATAGATCATTTAGTGGACAGATGGGAAATACTAGGACACAAATTTACACCTTATGGTAAAAACAAAGCCGGTGGCCAGTGGACCTATAAAGATCCAGGTAAGTTAACACAAAAACAAATTGATAAAATAAAAAACCTTGATGATAAGATAGCTATTAAAAAACAAAAAGCTGATAAGCACGGAATAGAAATTGAATTCTACAATCCTGTAAAGAAAGACCTAGATACTTGGGGGTCAAAAGATTATAATATATTTCGTTTTATTGATGAAGCAAGAAAAGGCAACCGTAAGGATGGAGGTCTAGTGGAAGGCTACGCCGGCGGCGGACTGATCAAGAAAGGAATACAAAAACTTCTTGATAGTACAACGTTCAATCAATCAAGAAGAAAATTTTTAAAACAAGCTAGCGCCACAGCTGCATACACAGCAACACCAAAGTCATTGGCCAAGCTAGCGCCGACATTGGCCCAGGCAACAACAAAAGAAGCAGCACGTTTCGCACCACCGTGGATTAAATCAATGATGGGTGTGTTAGATCAATTAAGTACAAAAAGTGGCCATATGAGTCACACCATGGCCAATGGAACAAAAATTAAAACACTTGGCGGCACCGCAGATGATTACCGCGGGAAAATGACACCTTTTGAAGTTACAAACTCAGATGGGTATAAAGTTCCTGTAAATGTTTATAAAGATAAAAAGGGTAACATCGATATAGAGTTTGATATTCGTGATGACTTTAGTAACAATCAACATATCTACATGGACAAGAAAACAGGACAAGTAGAAATAGTGGATGAAAATTACTATATGACTTCACCAGAAGATTATACCAAAGATGATCCACTTACGTGGGATGTAACAACTCCAACGCAGATGCAGGAGTTTGAAAAGAAAATGGGTCTAATGCGTGGTGACGGCGATGATTATATCAAAGATTATATGTCAACACCCGAAGGTGGAGACTATTCAGATCTATTTGAAAGTTTCATTGATTCTTTCTCACCTTCTGGTAATATCTTTCACACAAAAGCAAAAGCGAAAGAACTGATAAAGAAAAAAATAGCAAAACAGGAAATGATGGAAATGGACTGGGAATCACAATTTAGAGGCGGCAACATACACGGATACAGAAGGGGTGGAACGAGTATGCGTGATTACCCACAAAGAGACACAAATAAAATAACACCAAAACGTAAACCTCCTATGAGACAACCATCTGGATTTAATATGGAAGGCGTTTTAGATTCAATGGCATTTGTTGAAAGTACAAATAACCCTAGAGCTATAGGACCACGAATTAAAGGTAGAAATGAAAGAGCTCATGGTATGTATCAAATACTTCCATCAACAGCTAGAAAACCTGGTTATAATGTACCATCTTGGACTAACTTTTCTAATGAATGGGATAAAGGAAGTAAAAGCCGTGATTTTGCAAGAAGTTATCTTCAAGCATTACTAGATAGCAATAAAGGTGATTGGAATAAAGCTATTAGTCAATATGGTGGTGATTCAGGAGGAGTAAACTACTGGAATAAAATTGTAAGTAATTATAAAGGGGATCCTATTCATTATAACAAAGGTGGCATGGCAGAAAAATTTTCTGTCGATGATGCAGTGGCAATGATTCGTGCTAACCCACAAAGTTTTGTTGGTGGTGGACTAGTCAAGAAAATGGCACCAAAGGTCCTAGGTAAGTTAACAAATTTTAAACCTAAGATAACATCAGAACAAAAATTTATTGGACCAACTAGACCTAATAGACCTTTCACAGTTTTTGATGATGGTGGTTTACCAATAAAAGATTTTAATACAAGAAAAGAGGCAACAGATTTTATAAAAGATGATGTACACGCTGATATGTATAAGGTATACACTGTTGGAACAAGAAAAACTCAACCACTAAAACCAGAACAACCAGGTGCAATGTTTTGGGGTTCAAGGGAAAAGATTATTGGCGCACCGTCAGAATCTATGACTGGCGATCAATGGTTACAATACATGCAACTAGGAAAACACGGTATACTAAATCCAAAAGGATATCCGATTGTAAAGCACATGGAATTAAACGATACAGGATTAGCGACACATTTATCACGCAGTGGTAAAAAGACTATTTCCAAAGAACAATTAGTAAAAGACTTTGATGATAAATTGGCACCAGATATAGACGTAGCCATTCTTGGCGGCGAGCAAAAAAACTTAAATGCACTCAGAAAAATAGATAAAATAAATCTTCAAGAATACCGCGAAGGACCTCTTAAGAATGTATTTACAACGCTAAAGAATAGAAGAGCACTTCTTGAGGAGTCAATATCAAATAATAACAAAGATAATATATTAAAGAATATTGATGCAATTGAAAATTCAGTATTTGAGAATTTTGGTGTGGCAAAGTCTATTACAGAGGGATTTCCACAAAAATTTCCATTTGAGTTAAAAAAACCACTTCAAGATATAGCACAAGTTTCAGGTGCAAGATTAGCTGGCTTTAAGAAATATGCACGGGATGTGTCTTATAGAAATCAACAAACATTAGGCGGCGGTGAGAATTACCGTGAATTTTTATTCAGGTCTAATAATAAACCAGGATCAACGCGTGCAGTAGAACCTGTAAGAGCATATGATGATTTAGGTGGTGGGCATTTTGCATCATTAAGTGGAAAGGATAAATCAGGTGGATTTGCTCACATGCGTACATCCGATAGAACCGATGAGTTTGGTAGAAGAGTAGTGCACATAGAAGAAATACAATCTGATATGCACCAGCCAATAAATGCGGCGGCAAGAAAATTAAAGAAAAAACATGCAGATTGGGCGAAAGAAGGAAAAACACCTGAAGGCGAGTATGCTAAAATGAGTAAAGACGAACAAAAAGAGTATAATGAATTAATTTCAAGATCTAAGTATGCACCACGTGGTGATGTTATGAAAGAGGTTGATGATGTTAATGAAGATCAATTAAAATTAATTTCATCTAAAATAGAAGAATTATCTGCTAAACCTCAGACAAAACAAACACAAGTTAGAATTGCACGTTTGAATAGAGAACGCGCAAAGGTAAGAAAGATTATTGAAGATAAACGTGCTAAAATGGCGGAAGGTGAACATAGTAATGTTCCTCAAGGACCACTCAGTAAAACAGAAGATTATAATGAATTTGTAATGAAATATGCAACTAAAGTTGCGCAGGAAGGTGGGTATGATGGTGTAACTATTTCAAGTGCTGCAATTAAAAATAGAAGTTTAAACCCAACAAATAAAGACTATATGGGTAATGTTATAGCTTACGGACCAATGGCAGAAGGTGCTATGAAAAAAGCAGCGAAGAAAAGTGGTGCAAAATTTATTAAAACTGCTATAATAGACGATAACGGAAAAGGATGGGAAGTTCCAATGATTTGGCTTGATGAGGCGTCAAAGTTTAACGTTCAAAAAGGATTACCTATCTACAAAAGAGGGGGAATAGCTGTCAATGGCAGATAAAAACAATAATAACAACATAGATAAAGCTCTAGAGGCACTTACAGGTGCATTAGAAATAGAACCAACTGGTGAAGAAGTAATATTAGATCAAAAAAATGTTGCCTTTGAACCGGACGTAGAATTACTAGATGATGGTGGCGCAGAGATCAATACAGATCCAGATGCTCCAATAGATACATCACAAATACCTCACAACGCTAATTTAGCAGAATATATAGATGAAAATGATTTAAGTAGTTTCTCTTCAGATCTACTAGCAGAATTCGAATCGGATCGTGATTCAAGGAAAGATTGGGAAGATACCTATATCAAAGGCCTTGATATGTTGGGCTTCAAATATGAAGACCGCACACAGCCGTTCGAAGGTGCATCCGGGGTCGTACATCCCTTACTCGCTGAATCTGTTACACAGTTTCAAGCCCAAGCGTATAAGGAACTTCTCCCCCCAAGCGGCCCCGTTCGTACCCAAGTTATAGGCATGTCAACACCTGAAGTAGAAGATCAGGCAAAACGTGTCCAAGAATTTATGAATTACCAGATAACAGAGGTAATGCAGGAATACGATCCAGATATGGATCAATTATTATTCTATTTACCCCTTGCTGGTTCAGCATTTAAAAAAGTTTATTATGATGGATTAATGAAACGTGCATGCGCAAAGTTTGTTGCAGGTGAGGATTTAGTTATCAATTATATGGCAACAGATATAGAAAGTGCTGATCGTATAACACATATCATTAAGACTAATGGCAATGATATTAGAAAACAACAATTACAAGGATTTTACCGTGATATTGAACTTGCAACTGGACAAGTTGATACAGATGATGTTGCGGATAAAGTAGACGAATTAGAAGGATCAGAAAAGAATTATGCTTCAGGTGATGAGGAACATATAATATTAGAGATGCATGTTAATGCAGATGTTCCAGGATTTGAAGACGATACTGGAGTTAAACTTCCTTACATTATTTCTGTTGATCAATACTCAAGAGAAGTTTTATCAATAAAAAGAAACTGGAAAGAAGGAGATCCAAACTTTGCAAAGAACAATTATTTTGTACACTACAAGTTCCTCCCAGGCCTAGGCTTTTATGGCTTTGGCCTAATACATATGCTGGGTGGGTTATCGCGAACAGCAACAAGTGTTTTGCGGCAGTTAATTGATGCTGGTACACTCGCTAACCTACCAGCAGGTTTCAAGGCACGTGGCATGCGTATACGTGATCAGGATGAGCCTTTACAACCAGGTGAATTTAGAGACGTGGATGTAACAGGTACGTCCATTAAAGAATCACTATTACCACTTCCTTATAAGGAACCAAGTGCAACATTATTCCAATTATTAGGATTTGCAGTTGATGCAGGTAAATCATTTGCAGCAATAGCAGATATGAAGATGGGGGAAGGCAACGAACAAAACCCTGTTGGAACAACACTTGCTTTAATTGAGCGTGGTACAAAAGTTATGAGTGCAATTCATAAAAGATTACACTATGCACAAAAAATAGAATTTAAACTACTTTCAAAAGTATTCCAAATTTATCTTCCACCGCAATATCCATACATGGTTGTTGGTGGAAACCAAATGATTAAACAAACGGATTTTGATGAACGTGTAGATGTTATTCCAGTGTCCGACCCTAATATATTTTCAATGGCACAACGTGTAACATTGGCACAACAACAATTGCAATTAGCATCAGCTGCACCACAATTACATAATTTACGTGAAGCATATAGAAGAATGTATGATGCAATGGGAGTGGATAATGTAGAAGCAATATTAAAACCGGATCCAGAAATGCCAGAACCTGTAAGTCCAGCAATGGAAAATTCAGGTGCCATGAGTGGAAAACAACCTAAATCATTTCCAATGCAAAACCATATGGCTCATATAGAAGCACATGCTGAATTTATGTTTACAAGAATGGTACAGATTAATCCGCAGTTATACGCAATGCTACAATCACATATATCAGAACATATTTCTATACAGGCAAGTGAACAGATGCAGCAAAAATACAAACCACAATTTGATCAGCTTCAACAACAGATGCAACAGGCACAACAAAACCCCCAAGCGATGCAACAATTACAACAGCAACAGGATCAATTGGTAAATCAACAAGCTTCTGAACAAGCACAGGTTGAAGCACAAATGACTAAACAATTAGCACAAGATGAAGAAGCTAGAATAAGCCGTGAACAACAAGATCCACTTGTTAAATTAAAACAACAAGAAATTGATTTAAAAGCAATGCAAACTCAAATGGAGATGCAAAAAGATATGATGGTAGATTCAGCTAAGATGGATCTTGAAAGAGATAAGCTAGAAGCTGATACAAGTATTGACTTGATGAAAGTTGCGGCTGATGCTAATAGAGATACAAATAAGGAAGATTCAGCAGAAGCAATGGCTATTCTAAAAGAAAACATGGCAGCTACAAGGGAGGCTATGAAAAATCAAACAGCTGAAAGAGTTGCAAAATCGAGGGGTAATGGAACAGGATCCAAAACGACTACTACAAAAGCTGAGTGACGCTATGATTAAAATAGAAGAAGCAGCAGAAAGCGAGATAAAGAGTAGCGACGATTATTTGCAAGTATGTGGCGCTTTAATGGCAGTCACAAGGAATATGTATGAAAAAGCTTTAGGATCAGAGCAGACACAACAAATGTTTTTAGCTGTAGCAGAAAGTTTTTCTGCACATGATGAAATTTTAAGGGCCTTCAAAAATGCAAGACCCACAATTCACTAGGAGGTAATATGCCAAACGTAGGTCAAAAAAAATTTCCATACACTTCGAGTGGTGTGCAACAAGCTCAAAAGCATGCTCGTTCAACAGGACAAAAAATGCAAATGAAGAAGGGTGGAAAGGTGAAAAAGTCATACCGTAAGGGTGGACTGAAACGAAGTAAATAGGAGGTAAACATGAATTTATTAAAAGATTTATGGGGACATTTAAAAGAATGGAATGATTGGAAGATGAAGGACTGGATTAAGGCCGGAATCGTAGTTGTTATCGTTCTTGTTGTTCTCAAAGTAGTAATCGTACCAGGTGCATAATGGAAGACAATAAGGCAAGATATATAAGAAAAATTAATACTCCGACCCCTTTTAGTAAGGGGCCGGAGATGCAAAACTACAGCCGCATGATGGACTTGCAATCGCGAGCCCCTAACTTTACTAATAATGACCCACGTTTTGATGAACTAAAAGATGCAAGAAGAACATATAATCGTTTTGATAAATACAAAATAGGTGACAAATTTAATGTAGCACCTTTGGATGTACAAAAAGATTTTTCTAATCGAACTAATGATTTTAGAAATGCTGCACCAAACGTTTACGGAAAAATGTATCCTCTTCAAGATATGGCCATGAAGTATGGTCAGTCAGGGGGATTATGGGGGCTAATGGCAAAAGAAATGTTTGGTAAAGTTTCTGACTTTGGAAAAAGCATGGTTAATAGAGAAGGTATAGCAGGAGCTGCTGATACAGATGAAGCAGAGATGCAAGACTATGCGGCACAGACTTTTGGGATGCCTGGTATACCATATCCACAAGAAGATTTTGGACAACAAGATTTAATACCAGAACCAGAAATAAGCATTGAAT